TTACACCAGTTATTACCCCATCATTTACTGTTGATACAGTAACCCGACCATCAGCATTTCCACCTTCTAATATCAAAACATTACCAACCGCATACCCAGTACCACCGTCATTAACACTTACCGTTGCTATAACATAATTTTGAGGTAAAATGGCAACTTCTCCAGTCGTAGCAGGAAAATAATTTGTATGGTTGGCTGAGGGATTGGCCATTAACATAGTCGCACCACTTCCGTTCCATAAGGCAATTCGATCATCTGCTCCTGCAGCATTTACCGAATAAAGATTAAGACCGAAAGAATCGAAGTAAATATTAGAACCACGTGTACTACCAAAATAGATTCCATTGTGTGCATTGACAATTAAACTAGCCTCTATTGTTAAATCACCTGTCATCGTGTCGCCAGTTACATTAACATAACGGGTATCTAAAACAGGGACACCCTTCACCTTTAGTGCCTCATGCTCTATTATATGGTTTGGTAAATTCTCCATAGCTTCCATTAAACCTCCACCCAACCTGAAACAGCAGTTAAGTTGCTGTCAGTCCAAGTTAATGTTTTTCTATAAGTAACACCCTTTATGGTCATATCCACGCTAGTTAGATCATCCCCAGTATAAGTCAGGACAAAAGAAGAGTTGTTTTTAATACTATCAGTAGGTGCCTTGTCTATAATTCCAACATTCTTTGGACCACCCCCACCACCACCAGGCAATCCCAAAAAGAATTTACCATCAGTCAACCTAACAGGAAAATAGTCTTTCGGAGACTTGGGAAAATTCTCAACATTGACATTAAACACCCTGTTGGCCAAACTTCCAATAGCTTCCAATAAAGGATCAAACAAATTCTTACTCAGCTTAAACGATTTATACCAGCTGGGTTTTTTAACTTCTACACTATCTACTGGGTTTTTAACCTCAACCTTTTGCACTTTAGGGAATACCGTCTTAGGAATACCCCTAATAGCATTAATTATTTCTTTGTCTCTGTTCTTTTTCTTTAAACCCCTAGTAACATCAATCAATGCATCTATTGATTCCTTACTAGATTGATCTGCTTCTTTTGTTCCCTTTATAACCCCAGCCAGTTTAGCAATAACATCTTTTATAGATTCATTAATTTCCCAAATTTCTTTGTTCATCTCTTATTGCCTCCGCTTCCTTGATAATTTTAGCTTTCTTTTTTTCGGCAATTTTTAATTTTTGTTTTAAGTTAGCCCTTGCCTTTCTGTCAACCTCCTTTATTTTGGTAGCCTTATATTCTGCAATTTCTTTTTTGGCTTTCAGTATTCCTTTCTTTACCTTACGCATTTCGGCCTTCTTTTTGGCTATGTTAGCCTTTAGATCCTTAACCCTCTTTTCACTATCAAATTTCCAAACATAATCCTTGTTAAAACTCTTGCCTAGTTTAATAACGGGTACAACGATACATCTACATCTAGGGTGTAGTGGCGGAACATCTATGTTGGCATAGTCAAGTTTCATTTTCCCACCCTCTATTCCAAGCAACTCATCACCTTTATTCAAAAAGTTCTCATTCAATCCTTTCACTTTATACTCTTGTTCCATCCTTAAACAAAATTCACAAGTCCTTTCGTCCATAGCGGTAACCCATTCCTTAAAGTCAACCACCCCCGACTGCTTATAGCCCTCTACGTGGCCTAAATTATTGGCTCTAATAACCTCCGACCTGGCAATCATCTCTGATCTTGGCCTGTCATCGTAAATCACGTCTATCCTCTTGGTTATCTGTCCGATAGTTTCATTTTCACTAATACCAGCCTGAATAGCCTTTTTTAACAAATCCATAGTGGTCGTGTTAACACTGTCCGACATTAATAATCCAAACTTATTAACGACATCAACGGTCTCATCGGTAAACTTGAAATCAGCCAATCCCAACAAATCTAAAGCCTCAACTCCAGCTTGAGCCAGTATTTTGTTTAACAAAGGAATAACCATTTCTATTAAAACCTGATTTTCGCTATCCTTGTCAAACAAATAATTCTCAATTTTTTTAATACGCTTAATAGATTTGATCTTAATTATGTTGTCTTTTACAACTTCCTTTTGGCGTTTCCAATATTTTCGGATTAATTTAGCAAAGGTAACTTCTTGAGTATCACTTCTGCCAACCATCTTTTTCCAAAACACCTCAACCATATCTCTTGGAATGTAAACCATTTTGTCTTTAACCTTAACTTTCTTGTGAGCTTTCTTAGACATCATCAAATAAACAAACCTTTTGACAATTTCTTTAGTCCCGTCCCTTTCCATCTCATCTCTAATCCGATTACTTATTTCCTTAAACTTAGTAGTCTTATGATTAACAAAAACCTTTCTTTCTTTCCTCTTGGAATGTTTAACCTTAATCAATTTAACTTCGGGATTTTCTCTATTTCCGAACGGAATACGGATAATATCCCCGCCATCAATGGTGTCATAATTTAATAACTCACGCCTCTCATTAACCGTTAAAATATCACCGGCCTCTTTTTGTATTTTTAAATTAAACTCTGCGCTTGCGGGCACGGGGTCTTTGTATCCAAAGTAAAGATCATCACCCCAATCAGTAATATAAAACTCATTAAGGAAAGCAACCATTTTGGTCATCTTAGGGATAATCACATTCTCTATCCATACAGCCTTAGCCTCCTTAGCGTTAGCTCTGTTAACGTCTTCGGTTATTCCGATTATAGTCTTAGGTACTTGGAATATCGTAAATATCTCATCTCTTGAAAATGTCCTAGACTTCAAAAACTCCATATCCCTCATAGTCTGCTTTAAAGCACTGTCAATCTTCAGCCCCCCCGTTAATATTGCAAACTTATGAGCATTTTTAGCACCACCAAACTTATTCTTAAACTCTGACCTGATACGGTCAACCTCCTTCGGCTTTAATGACTGATCGGTGGTTAAAACTGTATTCGGTATAGCGTTGTTATAGAAAAAGTTTCTATTCCACTTTGAAGCAAACAGGTCGGTATCATAAGCATAGGCACAAGCCCGCAATGGTCCTAAACCTCTATATGGGTTGGTCGGATTAAAATACTTAAAATGAACAATCTCCTCTATAGAATAGGTGTCCGTATGTTGTGAGCTTGGCACCTTATAACCATACCCACCAATGAAATCCCCTGGCTTTTTAGGAGGTAAAATCTTCACCCAATCAGGTCTCAACAACCATAGCTCTCTGGCTTTACCACCGACCTGATCTTTAAAGGCAAATGCCTCACCGACTAGCTCTTGATAGGCCGTAATACCATATAAAAAATCATACTTAGTTTGAAAGTTGTTTACCCTGTCCAAAACGTCTATAGCTGGATGTTCTGTAATCTCCTCAACCTTATTTCCCTTTTTACGATACAAAACCAAATCTATTTTAGCTACTTCCTGGGCAATAGCATCAACAGCCCTATAAACCCACCCTCTCATGGCTTCTAAATAGTCTTCGTCCTTCTTGTCGGGAGCAATTGGCAAGCCCATTACATCCATTCTGCTAGACATTCGTGGAGCTTCTTTAGTGTGCGAAACCGTTTCACTCCTGCCAAACAAACTAAACAAATTATCTTTTAGGTTATCAATTAAACTCATTTATTTAGTATACACTAATTCTAGGCTCTAATAAGTATTCCATAGCCAACGCAATACTCCAAAATGCGTCACCATGGCCATCAACGGTTTCAATGGCTTTCAAATCATTCTGTACCGCCAATATCGACCGCTTTTGCCTATCATCAGCAATCAACTTAATCTTACCAGTTGTTTTCTTTTTATCAAACTCAGTCGCCAGTCCGTTTTTCTTTTTAAGCCCCAAATTAACAGGTCTATATTCGGGTTTTAAATTGCCGGTTTCCTCTATTACCTCAATCTCTCCTCTAGTATTGTCATAATAAAGTCTGTCAATCCCAAAACTATCAATGGCAATATCACAATAAGCAATTTGATCTTTGTAATCTACCTTGTCAAAGAAGTGCTGGTGTATCTGTGTCCAGTCACCTGTTTCCTTGTCGCCCCTAACTTCAAATACAGAGAAATGGGCAGGATGTCTGTGTTTCCCTAAATCCCATCCGCCAATAATGTCATACTCCTTCGGATTTTCACGCTTTTTATTAAATGGATAATTCAAAATATCAAACATCATCTTGGTAACCTGATCATCACTAAAGAATGAATTTTCAGAATAAACAGGTGAGCAAAGATACTCTTGATTAAACACCCTCTCTCCACGTTCTTCTCTCCGTTTCATTAGTTCCTTATAGTCAAAATGCTCTGGCCATAACACTTCTTTAGTTTTAGCGTTGACAACGGCAGGCAATATCCTGCTCTCAAATCTCCCCAAAAACTTCTTATCAAAAAAGAAGTCGTCCTTAGTCTGTGGAGTTCCGACTATATGCAGGAACGCCCCTTTGTTGGGGATGTCCAATATCTGCGTTTTCATTACATAATTAACAGTGTGAATGATTTTGGGGTCTAACTTATTGGCAGGGTCTTGAAACGGATCATCCACAAACACCCCCCAACCACAATGTAATCCTCTCTTAAACCCTAATAATCCCTGTGGGTGTAATGTAAAATTAGCCTCTTTACCTTTCCATCGATATTTGATAATTCCTTCGGCGGTAGTTTTCAGATCAATTAAGTCTTCGTAATAAGGATTCAGTTTAATTAAATCTTTAATCTTGCCTATATGATAACTGGCCATCTCCCCCTTGTATGAGAAATAATGAGCCTCCATATCAAACTTGCTATCCGCTTTCCTTAACAAATCCCACATCACATATGCATATAAAGAAGTAGACTTAAAATGATCTTTGGCTGATACCCGACAAGTTTTTAAATGATTCTGTAAGAAGTTAGCTGTCTTGGCAGGAAACTCACCACCCACAAAATTGTCAAAACTTAAACTGAATATATTAAATATAAAGTAA